GTCACTTTGGGCGGCGGGCGCAAGATCAAAATGGGCGTTGAATACGATGCCGGTGGCCGGGTTGTCGCTTACCACATCAGGAGTTCAGCGGCCTACGGGTCGCCCGGCCCCAACGGTTCAAGTTACCGGAGGCTTCCCGCTGAAAACGTGATTCACCTTTTTGACCCCCAGCAGGTTGGGCAGTCGCGTGGATACCCCCGCGTCAGTACTTCACTGGCCAGCCTGAAGCAGCTTGACGCCTACTTTGAGGCCGCTATCACGGCGGCGCGGGCCGGGGCCAGTAAGATGGGGTTCATCCACACCCAGGACGGCGCGGAGTACTCCGGAGACGACACCGATTCCACCGGGTCTGTGTTGAGCGACTTCGAGGCCGGAACCATCGAGCAGTTGCCGGTCGGAACGGACTTCACCGCCTTCGACCCCCGTTACCCACACGAGCAGTTCGCAGAGTTCGTCAAGTCGATGCTCCAGTCGATCAGTTCGTCCCTTGGGGTCAGCTATTCGGCGTTGTCCGGTGATCTTGAGGGCGTGAACTACTCCAGCATCCGGGCCGGTGTCCTTGAGGAGCGCGAGGTGTGGAAGGCACGCCAGCAGTGGTTCATCGACGGGTATTGCCGCCCGATCTTTGAGCGGTGGTTGCGGGCCGCGTTGCTCATGAACGCCATCACACTGAACGGCACGCCGCTGGCCGGCGACTTCGACGCCTACAACCATGTGGTGTTCCAAGGCCGCAGGTGGGCGTGGGTTGACCCCCTGAAGGACATGAACGCCAGCATCATCGGCATCAACAACAACATTACGACCGTGAGCGCGGTAATCCGTGAGCAGGGCCGTGACCCAGAAGAAGTATTCCAAGAACGATCCAAGGAAAAGAAAAGACTCGCGGCCCTTGGGCTGACAGAGAAAGAGGTGATCAGCAGTGTCTAGCACGTTGGAGAAGGTCATGCCGTCAGAGGTTGTGCGATCTGTTGACGGGACCAAGCAGTTCAGGTCGTTCCATGTGGAACGCAAGGCGATTGACGAGGAAAACCGCACGGTGTCACTGGCTTTTAGTAGTGAAGCCGAGTACGAGCGTTTTTTCGGAATCGAGATTCTTGACCATGGGGCAAAGTCCGTTCGCCTTGGCCGACTGAAGGACGGGGCTGCGTTCCTGGTCAATCACAATACCGACGATCAGGTTGGGGTGTTTGAGTCAGTGGAAATCGGCAAGGACCGCGTTGGGCGGGCCATGGTGCGCTTCGGAGAAAGCGCGCGAGCCGAGGAAATCTGGCGAGACATCGTGACCGGGATTCGGAAGCACGTTTCGGTTGGCTACATCGTCCACAAGATGGTGCTTGACGAGGAAACCAAGGATGGCCCCGACAAGTACCGCGTGACCGACTGGGAGCCTTTCGAGGCATCTATCGTGCCTGTGCCAGCTGACACTACTGTCGGCGTGGGGCGCAGTGCTGAAATCGAAGCTGAACGGGCCACAGAGCCCGAGGAAAAGGAGTCTCATAAAATGAGCGACAAGAACACCGAGACCATCGTGACCCCCGAGGTGCCCACCGTGGACATCAAGGCCGAATCCGAGAAGGCCCGCAACAGCGAGATCGACCGCCTGCGGAAGATCGAAAAGCTGGGCCGGGATCACAATCAGGTCGAACTGGCCAACCAGTTCAAGGACAACGGCAAGTCCGTTGACGAGTTCAAGAGCGCCATCCTGGAGCGCATGGAGAATGTCAAGGTCGTGAACGAGACCGCCGACATCGGCATGAGCAACCGCGAAGTGAAGCGGTTCAGCTTCATCAAGGCGATTGCCGCCCTGGCCAACCCCAACGACCGCCGAGTTCAGGATGCCGCCGCTTTCGAGCGCGAGTGTTCCCAGGCTGTTGAGGGCCAGATGAAGACCGCCGCCCGGGGCATTATCGTGCCGCAGGACGTGCTGAAGCGTGACCTGACCGTGGGCACCGATGCTGACGGTGGTTACCTGGTCGGAACCGACCACGATCCCGGTTCCTTCATCGGTGCGCTCTACAATCACGCCAAGGTGATGCAGATGGGTGCCCGGCCCTTGGCCGGACTGGTCGGAGACCTGGCTGTTCCGAAGATGTCCAGCGGGCATACCGCGTACTGGGTTGCCGAGGACGGTGCCCCCACCGTGAGCACCCCGACCTTGGGCCAGCTTTCGCTGAGCCCCAAGACCGTGGGCGCGTACAGCGACATCAGCCGCCAGCTGCTGCTCCAGTCCAGCCCTGACGCCGAGAACATGGTTCAGAGCGATCTGGCCATGACCCTGGCCCTGGGCATCGACCTGGCCGCGTTGCACGGTTCCGGCTCCAGTAACCAGCCTACCGGCATCGCTTCGACCAGCGGCGTGGGTTCGGTTGCCGGTGGAACCAATGGTCTGGCTCCTGCGAACAGTCACATCATCGGCCTGGAAACGGCGGTGGCCGTGGACAACGGCGATGTCGGGCGCAGTGGTTACCTGACCAATGCCAAGGTTCGTGGCGTGCTGAAGCAGACCTACCCGAACACCACGGGCGGCGACAGTCCCGTGTGGCAGAACGGGCAGAACGGCAGCGGATTCATGAACGGATACCGGGCTGAGGTCAGCAACCAGGTGAGCAGCACGTTGACCAAGGGCTCCTCAACCAGCGTCTGCTCGGCCATCTTCTTCAGCGGTGCCTGGGACCGCCTGATCGTGGCCATGTGGGGCGGGCTCGACCTGACCCTGGACCCCTACAGCCTGTCCACCACCGGCCAGCTGCGCGTGGTTGGATTCCAGAGCGTGGACATCGGTCTTCGCACCCCGGAATCCTTCAGCGTGATGCTGGATGCTCTGACTGCCTAGTTTGGCGGTTGATCACATGGGCGGGTTTCCTTCGGGTGACCCGCCCACAAAAAGGAACGGGCCAATGGCAAGAATCAGGGATTTTGAGAACAACATCGCGGCGACCCAGGTGCTTGACCCTGCGGTGGTCACGACTGACACGAACTGCGCGTCTGTGGATACCAAGGATTACGAGAGTGTGGCTTTCTACGCCATGGTGGGCGAGTCCGGCGACACCCTCGGTATCGGCCTGCTGATTACCCTCAAGATCGAGGTCAGCGATGACAACTCCACCTTCGCCGCGCCGAACTCTGGCGAGATCACCAACGAGGGCACGAAGGGCGTTTTTGCCGTGATCGACGGCGCGACCGACGACGACACCCTCTACATGACTGAGTACCGTGGCCCGAAGCGGTATGTGCGGCCCGTTGTCGATGTGACCGGAACGCACAGCAACGGAACGCCGATTGCCATTCTGGCCATGCGGTCAGGCAAGAACGTCAACCCGGTATAGGAAGGGATCAGATGATGAAGGTCAAAATCATTGACCCGGTGATCGCGGGCGGCAAGGCACGCGAAGCCGGAAAAGTGCTTGAAGTTTCCGACTATGAAGCCCGCCAGCTGATCGCCATGAAGAAGGCCGTCAAGTTCGCTGGTGAGCCGGTTGCCAAGGTCGAGGACAAGCCCGAGACCGAGGATAAGCCCGAGACCGAGGATAAGCCCAAGGGCGGCTTCCGCAAGAAGGGCAGCAAGTAGTGTCCTGGGAAACGGCATCCGACCGGCTGGCCATCCTCACCGCTTGCGGTGGGGTCACCGCTACGATTGGCTCGGCCAGCGTGGTGGGCGTGCTGGAGCGGGACTATGCCGAAGTGCAGGGCATCGAGTCGGAGAACCCAATATTCACCTGCCGCACGGCTGACGTGTCGAGTGTGGCCCACGGGCAAGCCATCACGGTCAGCGGGACGGCGTACACGGTCAGGAGCCGCCAAGATGACGGCACCGGCATCACGGCGTTAGTGCTGAGTGAATCATGATCAAGGCCAACGTGAAAGTGAACATGAAGCCAGCCATCAAGGCAATCAACGGTATTGCCAAGAAGGACGTGCCTATTTCCGCTTTCTATGCCCGCAAGACCGGGGTGCGTGACGCCATGAAGGCGGGCCGTGACGCGGTTATCGGATCGCTTGACCGGAGGGTTTCCAAGAAGTTCCTGCCCATCAAGGGCGCGGGACAGAAAAACTCGCACGCCAGGTTTATCGGCATCTACGGCACCAAGGACAAGGCGCGGGCTGAGGTCATCTTCAACAGCAACCACATCAACCCGGCCGGGACGAAAAAGTACCCGCGTGTTGGCAAACAGATCAGGACCAAGCTCAAGAGCGGTCGCGTGAAGTCCAGGGTCAAGGGTATCGGTGGGACGTACAAGGATGCCTTCTTCATCAAGACACAGCGCGGGGCCAAGGCCAATCCGCAGGTGTTTGAACGGCCAGGCAAGCAGGGTGTTGAGCAAGTGGTGATTGAGTTGGGCAAGAAGGCCGAGGGCGTGTTTCGCCCGGCTGGCTTGCGTGGATTCACGCTGGCCTACGAAAAAGAGTTCAACAAACAGATCAAACGAAGGATAAGCCGCCGTGTCGCACGCTAGGCAGACAATCAGGACCGCGATCACCGGGGCGTTGACCGGGTTGACCACGACCGGCGCGAACGTGTTCACGAATCACGTTTATCCGTTCGAGACGGCCAGCCTGCCGAACGTGTCGCTGTATGTGGCGCATGAGCCCGAGACAGTCGAGGACGATAGCGAGATGGGCGTCTACGACCTGCGGGTTTTGCCGTTCATGGTGACGGGCCGGGCCAAGGTCAGCGCGAACCTCGACAACGTGCTGGACGATATTTCCGCTGAGGTCGAGACGGCGTTGCAGGGGAACGCAACCCTGGCTGGATACATCAAGGATTTGCGTCTTGTCGGGACCGAGGTTGCCCTCGACCCCGAGGGTGAAAAGGAAGTCGGTGCCATCAACATGGAGTGGGTGGCTGTTTACAGGGTGGACCGTACCGCTCCAACGGTGCCGGTGCAGTAGAAAGGAAAAGAGATGGCAGTTCAGCATGGAAGGTCCGGGTTGGTTCACATCGCTGCGGTGGCCGCTGGCCACGTCACGGCGTGGAGCTACAACGAGACCGCAGAAGAAGTGGAAATCACCGAGATGGGCGACACCGCGAAGTCTTACCAGGCGGGCCTGCGTGACGGAACCTTTACGCTCGAAGCGTACTGGGACGCCGCTGACGCTGGCCTTGAGGACTTCGATGATGCATTTGCCGCCGGGACCGGCGTTGTCGTGACGGTCTACCCGAACGGCTTGACCACCGCCTGGGCTCCCACGATCGCCGGCACGCTGACGATCAACAACAAGGAGATCAGCAGCGGCGTTGATCAGATGATCACGCTGAAATTCACTGGTCGCGGGTTTATGGCCGAGGGCGTGGTGTCTTGATGGAGTCCATCAAGGCTGACTTCGGTGATGGCGAACG